CTCCAAGGGGTATGCCGACGTGCCGGTGAAGAAGTCGAAGGAGGACTACACCCGCGCGCACTGGCAGGTCGATGCACACGCTTTCTGGCGCAGCAGCGGCAACCGCCAGATCACGGCCGATGAACTGGCCGCGCTGGGCCCGGACAAGCTGGCCAGCATGTTCACGAAGTACAGCCTGCAGCACGTGTACGACTATGAGTTTCACGTGCGCATCGGCGAAGAACTGGAAGCCCGTGGCGCGCTGCCGTCGACCTTCATGAGCCTGGCGCCTGGGTCGCATCACCCGGACGTGTGGCACGACGTGACCCGCATGCTGACGCTCAACAGCGACCAGAGCCGGCGCGCTGTCGAGAAGCACGTCTGCCCTCTGCAGTTCGACATCGTTGACCGCCTGATCGAGCGCTACAGCAACCCCGACGAGTTGGTCTATGACCCGTTCTGCGGCCTTGGGACGGTTCCCTATCGAGCCATCCTGAAGGGCCGGCGCGGTGGCGGCAGCGAACTCAACCCGGGCTACTTCATGGACCAGGTGCACTACCTGAAGTCCGCCGAACGCGAGTTCAGCATGCCGTCGCTGTTCGATGCGCTGGAGGCGGCATGAGGCCCGACTCATCCGACACCAGCCAGCGCGGCGCCGACTCACCGTGGCTGCCCTGCGGGCCCGGAATGTCGAACACGTTCATGTGCGGCGCCTGCGCGAAGCCGCGGATCATCTTCGGCCGCAAGCTCAAGCGCGTGCGCGGGCTGCGCACATGGGTGTGCCACGAGTGCGCGGGGAAGCAGTCATGAACCCAGCTGCTTTCTGCGAAGCGCTCAAGGCCATGCGGTCCGAGTGGATGACGATCGACCAGATCCGCGTCGAGGCCAGGTCAACGCCGAACACCACGAAGTTGTGGCTTGCCGAGCTGATCGCGCAGGGAATCGTTGGCTCGAAGCTCGGCACGAAGCCTGAAGGCCGCGGCGGGCCGCCGCCGTCGCTGTACGCGGTGACGAAGGAATGGGGCGGGGTGGCGTGATGCGCGCTGTCGATCTGTTCGCTGGTGCTGGTGGGTTCTCGACCGGCGCGGCCATGGCCGGCGCCCGCGTCGTGTGGGCCGCCAACCACTCGCCCACCGCGGTGCAGTGGCACGCGGCCAACCACCCGACCACCGATCACGCCTGCCAGGACCTGCAGCAGGCCGACTTCCGCGCCGCGCCGGCGCATGACCTGCTGCTGGCCAGCCCGGCCTGCCAGGGCCACAGCAACGCCCGAGGCACCGACAAGCCGCACCACGACGCGCAGCGCGCCACAGCCTGGGCCGTGGTGACGTGCGCCGAGGTGCACCGGCCCGCGGCGCTGGTGGTCGAGAACGTGCCCGAGTTCGCTCGCTGGGTGCTGTGGCCGGCCTGGTGCGCGGCGCTGCACGCGCTGGGCTACGCGCTGGCGCCGATGGTGCTGGACGCGGCCGACCATGGTGTTCCACAGCACCGCCGACGCCTGTTCGTCGTTGGAACACTTTCGCGTCATCCGATTGCGCTGAATGTTCCACGGCGCGAGCACCGTGTCGCGGCCGAGGTGATCGACTTCAGCGCCGGCAGCTGGACACCGGTGCGCCGGCGCGGCCGCAGCGCGCGCACGCTGGCCCGCATCGAAGCCGGCCAGCTGCAGCACGGGCCGCGCATCCTGGCGCCGTACTACGGCAGCGGCAGCGGAGAGACCGGCCGCAGCCTGCAGCGCCCCATCGGCACGCTGACCACGCGCGCACGCTGGGCCCTGGTCGACGGCGACCGCATGCGCATGGTGTCGCCGGCCGAGGGCCGCGCGCTGATGGGGTTCCCGGACGGCTACAGGCTGCCCGACAACGTGGCCACCGCGTGGCATCTGCTGGGCAATGCCGTGTGCCCACCGGTGGCGCGCGATGTGGTCGATGCCTTGAGGCAAGCCGCTTGAACTACTACGAGCATCACCTGGGCGACTACCTGCGCGACACAGCGCACCTGTCGATGCTGGAGGACGGCGCCTACCGCCGCCTGATCGACGCGTACTACATCCGTGAGACGCCGCTGCCCGTCGAACTGCGCGACGTGTTCCGCCTGGTGCGCGCGCAGTCGAAGCAAGACCGCGAGGCCGCTCAGACGGTGCTGCAGGAGTTCTTCCATCTGACCGATGCAGGGTGGGTGCATCACCGCTGCGACCGAGAGATCGGGCGCTTCCGCGAGAAGTCCGATAAGGCCAAGGCCAGCATACGGGCGAGGTGGGACAAGGCCCGCGCAGCGAGCGCAGACGAACAGCAAACGAACAACGACCGTAATACGGACGTATCAGGTAGCGAGATACGAACGTACAACGAAGGTAATACACCGCGCGCCCGTCCCCAGACACCAGACACCAGACACCAACCTAGTAGCAGAGCTACTTCGGTTGTCGCGTCGAAGCCGCGACCGACGAAGAAGGCCCCACCGGACCTTTCCCTGACCGACGACCTGAAGGCCTGGGCAGCAGAGCACACCCCAGCGGTCGACGCCGACGCCGAGTTGGCGAAGCTCAAGGACCACACCTTCGCAACGGCTCGCACCGACTGGCCCGGCACTGTGCGCAACTGGCTGCGCAAGGCGCAGGAGGATGCCAACGAGCGAGCGCAGCGCGCGCCGCGTCCGGCAGCCACCACCAACACCGAGCCTGAGTGGCGCCGCGAGCAGCGCGAGCGCAACGAGGGATATCTCGGCCCGGCCGCCGCTCGCCGCCGGACCACCACCATCGACGCGGAGGCACGCGATGCCGCTCCCGATCTCCTGGGTTGACCACCTGTTCGCCAAGCTGTCCGTCCGCTACGGCGCCGCGTTCCTGCGGCAGTGGCCGGACGCAGAGCCGGCGCTCGTCAAAGCCGACTGGGCCGAGGTGCTGGACGGCACTGCTGGCAGCTCGATGAGCTACGCGCTGCGCTACCTGCCGAACACGCCACCGAACGCGATGCAGTTCCGCGCGCTGTGCCGATCCGCGCCGCGGCCCGACGTGCCCGCGCTGCCTGCGCCGGACGCACCTGCCGATCCCGAGCGGGTGCGCGCCATCGTGGCCCAGCTGAAGGCGCCCAGCGGTTCCGAAGGCCTGGCGCCGGCCGAGAAGCGCGCCCGCAACATCCTGCGCATCGTGTCCGGGAACGGCGGCCGCGTGTCGTTCGCGCAGCGTCACCAGCTCGAAGCGATGGCGCACCTGATGCAGCCTGAGACGCGCGCCCTGGCTGCGCGCAACGTGCCGACGATCCAGGCTGCCGACGAGGTGCCGGCATGACCCGCGAATTCGGCGTGCGCGACTTCGAAGACCTGAAGCAGCGGTCCCGCATCGAAAGCGAAACCGGCTGCTGGATCGTCTCCGGCCACCGCCACAAGGGCACCACGTCGCTGTGGTGCGTGCCAGCCAAGGCAACGCTGAGCCTGACCGCCACCGTTGGCTGGCTGAAGACCGGCCGCGCACCGGATGCCGGCGTGCTGTGGGTTGCGATGTGCGGCAACACCGGTTGCGGCAACCCGGCGCACCGCAAGCAAGGCGACCGCAGCCTGCTGATGCGCGTGATGAGGCCGAAGCTGGACCCGCTGCACCGGGCGCGCATCCAGGCGTCGCACCTGAAGCGCTCGAAGGCCTACTCGCCCGAGCTGCGAGCCGAGATCCTGTCCAGCGATGAATCCGGCAAGGCACTTTCACGCCGGCTTGGCATTCACGAGTCGGTCGTGTCGAAGGTGCGTCGCGGCGAAAGCTGGAAGCCGCTGGCGCAGGCAGCGAGCGTGTTCAACCTGGGGGCTGCAGCGTGATCGCCTTCACCATCCCCGGAGCACCAGCCGGCAAAGGCCGTCCAAAGGTCGTGAAAATCGCCGGCTTCACGCGAATGGCGACGCCGCAGAAGACGGTGGCCTACGAAGGCCTGGTCGCGCACACCGCGCAGGCCGCGATGGCGGGCCGCCCGATGTTCGACCGCGCGGTCGGGTGCAACGTGTTCATCGACGCGCCGGTGCCGGCCAGCTGGTCCGGGAAGAAGCAGCGCCAGGCCCTTGCCGGCGAGGTGCTTCCGACGACGAAGCCCGACGCCGACAACGTGGTCAAGGCGGTGTTCGACGGCCTGAACGGCGTGCTCTGGCGCGACGACGTGCTCGTGGTCGACCTGCGTGTGCGCAAGCGCTACGCAGCCACGCCGTGCGTTCGGGTCGAGGTGTGGGAACTGGCCCAGCCGCTGCAACAGGAGATGGCGGTGTGATGCGCTGCTACCTGTGCGGCCGCGTGCTGCTCCACGTCGCTGCCACTGTCGAAACAGTGCACGGCAAGCGCTACGCCGGGCCGACCTGCGCTCGCCGCGCCGGGCTGCTGCCTGCGAGGGTGAGCCGGCCGCGCATCTTCACGGTGCGGCCGCGCCGGCAGCGCGACACCGGGCAGATGGAGATCCCGGCGTGAAGCCGAAGCACCATTCATCAGCTGAGAGGGTGATCAAGATGCAGGTGGCCATCAACGAACTGTCTTCCGCTCTGTCGTTCGCCGAGGCGCTGGAAATCGTCAGGCGCTGGGGAAACAGGCGCTACCGGGTGCCGATGAAGGTCGACGTTTCGGACCCGCTGGCGCTGACGCTCGGGCTGGAGCGCGCACGTAGGCTCGTGGAAGCCTGCGGCGGCCAGGTACTGGAGATCCCGGCCGAACGGCACGCGCTGCGCCGGCTGCGCAACGAGGCCATCTGGAAGGCGTGCGTCGACGAAGGCCGCAGCCCGGCCGAGGTGGCGCTGGAGTTTGGCATGACGCGGCAGTCGGTGAACTGGCAGCTGGACAAGATGAGGGCGGCAAGGGCTGCGGAGAGACAGGCCGAGACGGCATGAAAACCGGGAACGCATGACCACGGGAAAACAGCGATGAAACGGATCAAGACCAGCCCGGCGAAAACGCGGCGCCTAGAGCTTCAGGCCAAGGCGCTGGAACTGCGCCGCGGCGGCGCTGGCTTCGTCGAGATCGGCGAGAAGTTGGGTGTTGGAAAGTCCACTGCGCACCGCCTGATCGAAGCCAGCATGGCCGACGCCCGCGCGCAGATCCTGGCGTCGGTCGATGAGTTGCGCGCCGAAGAGGTGTCGCGTCTGGACGGCATGCTTGCCAAGCTGTACCCGAAGGCGGCCGAAGGAGATGTGCAGGCCATCGACCGCGTGGTGAAGATTGGCGAGCGACGCGCTAAGCTGCTGGGTCTGGATGCACCGGTGCGCACTGCGCTGCAGGGTGGCGGCGAAGACGCGCCGGCCATCGTGACCGAGTCGAAGGTCATGTTCTACATGCCGAACAACGGGCGCGAACAGGCGTGACCGAGGCGACCGTCATCCGCCCGCAGGCCGGCCCGCAGGAGCAGTTCCTGTCGTCGCCGGCTGACATCGTGATCTACGGTGGCGCGGCCGGAGGCGGCAAGTCGTGGGGGCTCCTCATGGAGCCGCTTCGGCACGTGACGACGAATCACCAGTTCGCGGCGGTCTTCTTCCGCCGCAACACGACGCAGATCCGCAACCCGGGCGGCCTGTGGGACGAGAGCCGCGGCCTGTACCCGCTGCTGGGCGCGCGGCCAGCCAAGGCGGTGCTCGAGTGGCGCTGGCCGTTCGGCGGCCTGGTCAAGTTCGCGCACCTCGAGCACGAGAGCACGGTCTATGACTGGCAGGGCGCGCAGATCCCGCTGATCTGCTTCGACGAGCTGACGCACTTCACGAAGGCGCAGTTCTTCTACATGCTGAGCCGCAACCGCAGCACCTGCGGCGTGCGGCCATACATCCGCGCCACCACCAACCCGGACGCCGATTCCTGGGTGCGCGACTTCATCGCGTGGTGGATCGACCAGACCACGGGCCTCGCGATCCCTGAGCGGTCAGGGGTGATCCGGTGGTTCCTGCGCATCAACGACGCCATCGTGTGGGGCGACACGCGGGAGGAGTTGATCGACCGCTACGGCCGCGCCGACCTCCCAGCAGAGCACGAAGACCAGCCGCGCCCGAAATCGGTGACGTTCATCACCGCCAAGCTGAGCGACAACAGGATCTTGCTGGCCAAAAACCCTGAGTACAAAGCGAACCTCGAAGCACAGAGCGCCGTCGAGCGCGCACGCCTGCTGGGCGGCAACTGGAAAGTGCGGCCGGCGGCCGGCATGTACTTCAAGCGCGAGTGGTGCAAGGTCGTCGACGCGGCACCCGAGGATCTCGAGGTCGTGCGGTACTGGGACCTTGCGGCCACTGAGAAGACGGCCGACAACGACCCCGACTGGACCGTGGGCGTGAAAATGGGACGCAGCCGCGCGACGAGACGATTCATCGTGCTGGACGCGCGGCGCATGCAGGTCGGACCGCTGGCGGTGAAGACGGCCATCGTCAACACCGCAGAGGCAGACGGGATCGGCGTTGCCGTGCGGCTTCCGCAGGACCCGGGCCAAGCCGGCAAGGACCAGGCTGCGGGCTACGTGTCGACGCTGTCCGCATTCGACGCGCGCGCCCGGCGCGAGACTGGCGACAAGGTGACGCGGTTCGGCGCTTTCAGCGCCCAGTGCGAGGCCGGGAATGTCGACTTCCTGCGCGGCGCGTGGAACGATGAGGTGTTCGAAGCGCTGGAGGCGTTCCCCGAGGCTGCGCACGACGACGATGCCGACGCGTGCAGCGGTGCGTACAACGCGCTGGCCGGCCTCGCTGGCGATGTCTCATCAGCCGGTACCGGCCAGAAGCGCGTGTGCGCCGGCGATACCGGCCAGCTGACCGAGAACCTGAACGGCTACGGCAGCCTGCAGCGCGACGGCGAGACCATGGACGGGTTCGTGTGAGCGCATGCAGCACGTCGCCACGACAGACCGCATTCCCTAGAATCCGCGCGGCACCAGGTTCGGTGTCGGCCGTTGGCAACCACCGAAAGGCCTGTGATGGACGCAGCTGACCAGAAACCTGAAGCCCCGCAGATGGACGAGATCGCGCGCATCGAAGACGCGGTTTCACCGCTGCGCCTGGACTCGCTGAAGGCCACCGATCCCTTCGTCACCCTGCTGGACCCGACCGATTCGGTGCTGCAGAGCAAGGGCGGCATCGCGAACCTGAAGATCTACACCGAGCTCTTGCGCGACGACCAGGTGGCTGCCACTTGGGGCCAGCGCCGGCTCTCTCTGACATCGTGCGAGACGGTTGTCGAGCCTGGCGCCGATGACCCGGCTTCGAAGGCGGCGGCCGAAGCGCTGCGGGTCGAGATCGAGGCGCTGAACTGGGACGACGTCACCGACAAGGCACTGTATGCGGCCTTCTACGGCTGGGGCGTCGCCGAGGTGTTGTGGAAGCCGGCCGAACCCGGCTCGCTGACGCCGTCGGTGTCGTTCGACAAGGTGCTGGTGCGCGACCGCGCGCGCTTCCGCTTCGACCGAACGCGCAACCTGCACCTGTGGACGATGGGCAGCGCATGGCGCCAGATGCCAGAGCGCAAGTTCTGGTGCGTGGTGTCAGGTGGCGACCATCACGATCAGCTGTACGGCCTGGGCCTGGCGAACGCACTCTACTGGCCCGTCTTCTTCAAGCGCAACGACATCAAGTTCTGGCTGATCTTCTTGGAGAAGTTCGGCATGCCGACGGCCCTTGCGAAGATGACGCAGGGGCAGCTGGACGACCCCACGCAGCGCACCAAGGCGCTGACCATGCTGCGGCAGA